AAGCTTTAAAAGGATGTTTTTTAAAATAATCTCTATTATTTTCTAACATTAATCCTGTGTTTAAATTTTCTATTGCCGCTAATTCTATTTTTTTCTCTGTATAAAAATTATAATTAAATCCAGATAAATCATAATAATCTTGTTGTTTAAACATTAAACTCCTCTTCTTTCATTGGTGTTGTTTTTTCTTTCTCGTCATGCATTAGGTCATAATACATGTCTATTCTCTTCAAAGCTTTATGTTTAAAGCGTCTTAATTCAGGTCCTTCAATTTTAAATTCTTGGTAATATAGGTCAGGCGTGCATACCATGATAACTCCCTGTTGTATCTTAGAGCCGTAGACGTAGTCATGGGCCATTGCGTACATTGCAATTTGTAAATAATAATCTTCGATCCATTCTTCCCGTTTCGGACGATTAGATTGTTTGAAGTCAACAACAGTCTCAATACCATTATGCGAGCATACAAGGTCTGTTTGGCCCGCGTACAGCCCCGGATAGTGTAACGTAACTTCGGAACCATAATACTCTTCCACTGGTGTAAGACCCATCTCCATAATTTTTTCGGCCATGGGACGCGCCTGGCGTCCGAGTTCTGTAAGATCATCGTACCCAACATCTGTAATAAATGACTCGAGGAATTTATGCATACTGGTACCTCGTGCACTAGATACATTCTTGATACGTTCTGCTTCTTGTTCACCTACTTTAGCCTTCCATTTTTTTATAAAATCTTGATTTTTCGTAGCGCCTAATATCGTAGTAACAGACGGAAGTCTATAATTACTTATCTCATAAACACGTTTTCCTGTATCGGGGTCCGTGATCTGTTTTCCCTCTATATAGTTGTATTTACTGCTTCTTTTCATTTTATTAAATCAAATAAATATATTGTCATTATAATTAAACCAAATATGTCTGTATATGTATTCATATTTTATTTTTTTCTTTTCTTGTATCCATAACCTTTTTTTCTGTTTCCCCATAATTTAAACCATGACCAACTTGTTATCTTAGTTGATACATCATTAATTTTCTCAAGACATTTATATACAAATAAATCTACCATTATTGAACCTCCTTTTCCGTCCATTGTTTATATAATTCTAAATCAACAACATTATCTTTAAATGTTTGTTGAGTATAATGTTCTATAACTTTTTGTACCTTAGGTAATTTAGTATGCGCAAATGGCCATATCAAACAACACACATAGTATGCATCACGAAATGTGCAACGCCATCTCCATTGTTTAAGATAAGGTGTGCCATCAACTCTATTACCCTTAACCTTTTTAGGTGTCAATGTACCAACACCTAAAACATCATGTAACCACATGAGAACACTACGATCAGTCATAGTTACTTCCATACTAATACGCATAGAATTTGATAACCTATAACCTGGTTTATTTTTGTGTTTCTTTTTCTTTTCTATACCGCGTCTTATATGAATAGATCCTTCTCCATCAAATAAACCCGCGATATAAGCTTTGTCAACATCTTCAATCATTAGTGTATTGACATCCCTTCCCCCTCAATATCTGAAAAATCTTCATCACCATAGTCATAAAGTTCTCCTTGAGAATCACAATCCCAGCATTGATGAATCATATCTTTATGTTCAATAATACATGCGACTTTTACGTAGCCATTACCTCTACAGGTAGGACATACGTATACTTTTTTAACTTTTTTTGAACTTGCCATTTAGTTTTTTTGCTTTCTCGTTTGCTAGTGCATTAATTGTTTTCGCTACCGACAACTCTGCGTCGTCAAAAATAATCTTCGACAATTTCTTTAAAGTAGCATATGTTTCTTTAGTTAAAGAAACGTTTTTATATTTAGTCATATCCGTCATGTTATTTCCTTTCATGTTAAGACTAATATATAAGTAATACTATAGGATTGTCAATGACAAAAGTTTTTTTATTTATGTGGATGTGTAGTTCTGTTCCTGGAAATGAGTGTATAAAAATACCAACTCCAGAAGTTCAATTTAATGATTTATACGATTGTACTGTTTATGGATACGCTCATAGCGAAGATATTATTATTTCTTTGACTAGAGAATTTGTCAATGAAAAACAAGTATTTACTAAATTTATGTGTCAAACTCAGCAGATAGTTTGACATCATCTTTGATTTATGTTATCGGGTAAGATCTTCTCACCAAGAACCTATCCCACATTATTTCCCTCTTAGGGATAGGTCTATTAATTTTATTTACAGATACATCCAAAAAAAAATGTACCATCTTTTATAAGATACATGTTAACTTGGTAGTCATACAAAGCAATTTTCTTTCTTACAATATTACATAGATCAAAACAATCTTTCCAAACCTCTCCGATTACTAGATCTACTGTTATCGGTACTAGATAATATAAACCGTTTTGTAATATTATTAAATCCATTATTTATTTTTTTGCCTAAGTTTTTTATTTGCTTCCCCTACAGTTGTACCTAAATCTATTATGTTATTCAATCTATGTGTTTTTAGTTCTGCCTTAACACCATATCTTTTCCATGCTTTTTTCATTATATTAAGTTCTAATAAAAAAGTAGACCATTGATTTTGGGATGCTCCCTCTACATTTATTGTTACTGTTTTCATTTTAAATTTATCTCCTTATCTTTTCTACCAGGCATCCATGCACGTACCATTGGTGGGTCATTTAATCCATCCATAGAGTCTATATAAACCTCTAATGGACCTGCATGAGTTTGCATTGTTATAAAACAAGATCCTTTTGATCTAATATCAAAGTGTATGCCTTTAGCATAACGATCTTCAAAGTTATTTTTTCTACGTATTGCCATATGTTCTTTGTCTCTTCTCATTTTTTTCTCCTTTATTGCTTTCATATCTTATATATAGGATACTAGAGGATATTTGTCAACCCCCACCCTTGTATCTTTTAGTACGTTTTTGACGTTTTTCTGACTTATTTAATGATTTTTTATGTTTCCGTGGTCCACGTTTCTTGGGCTTATCACGAGGCGTAAAGAATTTAAAACTTTGTTTAGCCATTACTTGCCAACTTTTTTAAGTGCTTTCTTGTGTGCTTTTGTAAATGAATCACCTTTTTTCATGTCGGTTTTCATTTCTTTCATATGTTTTTTGCTATGGTGTTTACTGTGTTTTTCTAGTTTTTTTTTATCCATTTTCCCATTCCTTTACAAAAGGTTTAGCGTCTTTTGGTTTTATAATATGTGGTAAATACACTATCTTACCATTAATGTGTTGTTCTAAATCAGATCCACAATTTAAACATCTATACATTTGATTTGTTAATCCAACTAACATAGTTATTTGTTCACATGTTGGACATTGACCATTTACTATTTCTGTTTGTATTTTTACCATTATTTATTTCTAACTGAATCTATGAAATTATAAACTCTGCCAAATTGTTTGTCAATAGACATCAGGTCCGATTGGATCATTGTTACTATTAACTGAAGTTCTATAAGTGTGACCAAGGTCCATGTAGCGAGTCCCATTAGTATTGTACCAAGTAATCCAATTAAAGCTGTGTTAGTTTTTCTGTTCATATTGGTGCTACAATTACTGTTAATGCAATAAAAGCTATGATTAACGCACCTGTAAAATAGTAATTCATACTGGCACACTCCATATTATTTATCACCCGTTAATGTACTACGCATAATCAAAAAATTTTTAAAATCTTGTTCCATTTCATTTATTTTTTGTTCCATTGTTTTAAGTTTGTCATTTGTAACAATAGTATTACCTTTATTGGTTTCGATATTTAACAATAAATGACTTTGATTTTCTTGTATTCTAGCGATGTATCCGATTTGATTTTTTAAATCTGTTTCTTTTATTATTTCAATTGCGGCTTTGTTTTGATTGATAGTCTCTGTTAGACTTACGATGTACTTAACACCTGTAAACGTACCTACTATTAAGGAAGCTACTACAGGAACCATCACTACATTTTTCTTTAACAGATCCATTATATTCATTTAACATCCTCATTTTTTTTCTTCAGTTTCGTAAAACATTTTTTTACTATCTTCTGTTAGCCAATCTTTATTTTCAACATTCCATTTTGTACTTTGGACCATATAATCTGGTACCATGTTATCAGTAGTATAGTTAGGAGCGTCCCATAAAATACGATTATTAGGCTGAGCTGCATAATTGCCGTCATCAAGAGCCAATATATGTGCACACTTATGTTCCGCAGGAATTTCAGAGTGTTCGGTATCAAGTATATTACTCTCTGGGTGCCCCCAGTCAATAGTAAATAAATACTCAAAGGGATAATTTTTTTTATCTTTACCAAAATATTTACCACGTTTTCCTCTTAAAAAACTGAAGCAATGCACACTAGGATAGTAACTAAAACTATTCCACAATTGTAATTGGTCGATTGGCATATCGGGCACAACGGTTCTATCAAATTTTTCTTGAAAAAACGCTGATATAGGCAAGCGCCAAAAACATGCACCGTTTGGTAACATGATATTGAATAAGAGCGCACGATCCGTAATAGACGTAACACTAAATACACAGCAATCTTCGCTTTCTCCGTGATGTTTTGTAAGGTCATATAAATATTCCTTTTTTATTTTACAATAAATTGGCGGTATGTCCGCATTTAAATAAGCCATTTATTACTTTATTGTACCCCAATTTGATCCAAATTCACAGTCTACTTTGTTATTTATTTCTAAATTAATAGCTTGTTCCATTATATCTTGAACCATGGTCCGTGTTTCGTGGTCCTTGATAGATATACAAAGCTCATCGTGTATCTGTATATGAGGTATTATACCCTTCTCATACAACAATACCATTGCTTTTTTTGTCATATCTGCTGCCGATCCTTGTACCAATCTATTTAATGCTTTGTATGTAAAGGCTCTAGTATAATGTTTTTCAAAATGTTTACATTTAGGATCTGTTAGTTTTTCATATTTTGCTTCTTGTGCTATTATATAAGCATCTCTAGCTTCTTTTTCTGATAAAAGCCTAGGAGCAATCCACTCACCTTTATACGTAATTTTACCATTTTCTTGTTTAATTTCTTTTGCTTTTGGGTCCCACTCTTCAAATTTACGTTCTTCATTATTCCACTCTTTGTCTCTGCTTTCCCATTTATCAAAACGACAAAACCTATCTCCTAATGTAAATAATAAACCCTCATTACTTGCAAATTCTGACAAATCTTGAGACAACTGTCGAACAAAAGGGACTTTAGCATGGTAGGTATCAAATAAAGTTTTGGCTTTTTGAGAATCTAAATTTAATTCTTTTTGTAATTTATTTTTACCCATTCCATAAAACAAACCAAGATTAATTGTCTTTGCTTGTTTTCTAGGTATCTTTGCCATATCTGCAACTATTTGATGAAAGTCAGCATCTTCTTTATCAAATTCTTTTTGTAGATCCGCAGTTCCCTTCATACCTAATTTAATAGCATAGTGAACTACAATACGTGGCTCTTGTTGACTGTAGTCAAAGCTACACCAGTCACTACCTGTTTCAGGAATAAACAACTCTCTCATTTTTTTGCCTATGTATCCCTTAGAAGGAATTTGTTGTAAGTTAGGATTACTCATAGAGAACCTACCTGTTACAGTTCCTCCATGTTCTCCTCTAATTTGATTTATATCTGCATGTATTCGTCCATTATGAACAAACCCTAATAGTCCTTCTATAAAAGTATTTTTAGCTTTATCAAATTCTCTAGCTTTAGCTATCAGTCTTAAGTATTTATTTTTATGAGTAGATAAATAATCTTTAGGAAGTTGTGGCATCCCAGATTTAGGTGTTTTTGTATAATCATTAATATCTTGATGATCTAGCAAAGCTTTGATTGAAGAGGCTGCCCATATTTCTATTCGAATGTTAGTTTTTCTAGCAATATAATTTATAATATTATTTTTAACTTCTTCTAAACGTTTACCAAATGCTTTAGCTTTTTCGACATCAATCTTAACGCCTTTAAATTTCATGTCAACTAAACAAGGAAATAGTTTTGTTTCTAATTCAAAAATACTTCTAGAAGTTTTCTTTTCATTGTCTTCAGGTTTAATGTATAATACTTCGTCAAGTTTTTTATCAAACAATTTCCATAACTTTAAAGTTAAATCTACATCTTGTTTTGCATAATCTTTTACGATAGATGCAGGTAACTTGTGCATGTTACTCATTGGATCTTTAATTGTTCCTTCAGACCATGCAAGAGTTTTTTCTTGTAAATCATACCCACCTTTTCTTCCTATTTTAAAATCCTTACATAAAGAATCTAATGAATACTTAAATCTATTTTCATCAATTACAGAACCTGCAATCATTGTGTCAACAATACGTCCTTTCATTTTTTTACCTGTGACAGCTCTAATCCAACATACGTCATACATTGCATTGTGAAATACTTTTGTTATCTTTTCATTTTGAAATAATTTTTCATCTAAAGCTTCCCAAAATTTTATTTTTTTATCTAAAGGCATGTGTATATCTGAGTGATTAATTGGAAAATACACAGTGTCTTTTCCTGTTGCAATAGCAACTCCACATACAAAACCATCACCTCTTATAGCACCTAGACCTTTTGTTTTTAAATTAGGGTCATAAGTTTCTAAGTCAATTGCAACTGTATCTATACCTGTTAAATCTAGATCTTCTGGTGTCTTACACATTGTAATCCCTTTCTAATATCATTTGTAAATAATGTATTGCTTTCTTTATATCTTCTTGCTTCCCCTTGTGTGGATGCCTGCATATATATTTTATAGCATTCCCTTCTGCAAAAAGCAATCTGTTTTCATTTATAAACTCTGCAGGTTGAATTTTAAAATTTTTATAATGTTTTCCTCCAACCTGTTCTTCTAAACAATCATACTCTGCACCTTTAAATATACTTTTATCTGTCATGTTTTCTCCCTAATGTGTATCTATCTTGTGATGCTACAGTCCAGCAATCAAATCTACCTCTACTGTATGCTACATATTTTAAACGCAACTGAGTAAAATAATCTTCTCTTCTAGTGCAAGTTTCATCGACTATTACGTTGTCATAAGTCTGTCCTTTGACTTTATGTATGTTTCCATAGTAGACTCTTGTCTCTCCTTCGGTATCAACACCTTCTCTAATTAAATTATTTATGTATTTAATTTTTTCTTCATCGGTTTTTGATTTAATCCTTGTGTGATAAAAGTCAGTAAAATCAAGGCTTTCTGGACGTAAATATTTTTTTTCTATTAATTGATGAATAGAATAATCTTCGTTTATCCAATCTTCAAAAGTCGATTCTCCTTTACCTCTTACAA